TCTCAAGGGCAAGTCCAAGGTCTTCCAGCGCTTTGATCGTGCTGGCAGTCCCGCTCTGCATCCCGCGGCTCAGTTTCCGCCGGGCCGTGACAATCGTGTCCACGCTCGTGTCGAAGATCTCCCCGGCGATCTGCATTTTCTGCAGGGTCTCCACGTCAATCCCCGTCGTGATGGACATCGTCAGCAGGTTGTCCGCCCACGCCCCGCTCTCGGTAATCCCGTTGACCAGGTTCTTTCCGATGTTCAGCGCTGTCTGGGCCATGCTCGTCAGGAAGCCGTCAATGCTCTTCAGCCCCTGCTGCACCTGCTGCAGGGACATCTTGCTCCCGATGGCCGCCACGCTGTTGCTCAGCTGGTCCGCGCTCTGCGCAGCGGTCTGTTCCGCGGTGCCAAGGCTGTTGATCGCGGCCTCCGTGTCCAGGATCGCGCTCTGGGCGTTGATCAGCTTCCGCTGCATATCCTGATAGGCCGCGGAAGTCGTCTTGACGCCGTTCTTCTCCATTTCCTTCAGAGCGTTCTGGGCGTTCTTGACGATATTCTTCTGTTCCTTCAGTTTCGCGTTCAGCAGGTTCGCCTGTGTGCTGAAATCCTTCTCGGCGTTCCCGCTGGCCTTCATCTGTTTCTCGTTGTATTTCAGCGCGGCGTCCAGCGTCTTGACAGAGTCCTGCGCCTCCCTCATGCCCTGCTTAAACTGGGTGACGTCAACACCCATCTTGACGGTAGATCCTGCCATGCCTGTCACATCCTTCCGGCGTCGTACTGTGCGCGGTAATAATAAAGGCTGAGCACTTCGCCCGGCCTCATATTGTCAATCTCTTTCCTTTGCAGCCCTGCGATGAGTCCACAGGAGACCACCCGCAGGTAAGTCAGGTCTCCGGCTCTTTTTTTCTGTTCTCTTCTTCCAGCACTTCATCCACCGGGCCTTCCTTCTTCTCCCCGGTTTCGATCTCCATGGATTCGTTAATCACCGCGGTGATCCCGACCACGTAGGCCATGATCATCCCCGGCTTCATGTGCCGAAGGATCCATTTGTCCGTCAGGTCCGGTTCCTGTCCGGCCTCTTCAAGGCCGGCGTTGCCCAGGATCCTGATCAGCGTGGCAAACTTTTTGATCTTCTTCCCGTCCTCCACGATGCCGAATGTCACTTTGTCCGTCTCCAGATCCACCTGGAGGCCGAACACCTCGTCCCGCAGCTGGCCCACCGTGCAGCCGATCTCTTCCTGGATCTCGGCCATTTCCAGCGTGCTCAGCAGCACCGGCACCGTCCTCTCGCCGATTTTGATCTCCATGTTTTCTCTCCTTTGTCAGATATACCGCCACCGTGGCGTGATTGTCAGTTTCGTTACGCTGCCGGTGAATGCCAGCGTGGATTCTCCCGGCGCAAAGGTCGGAAACTCACCGCTGCACGCTTTTTCCTGCGGCGCGTTCCCGCTCAGGATCCATTCGTTTTCACAGTCCACCGTCCAGCCGCTCACGCATTCCGGAATCGTCAGCACCTTCCCGCCGCAACTGATGGTGATCGTCCCGCTCCCGGTGATCGTGATCAGCGGATAAGCTGTCATGTCTCCGGGGTTTGTAATGGTCGCGCCGCTGGAGGTTACTTCAATGCTTTCCTCCTCCGGATCCGTCTTGACCGGGCTGCAGTAAAACTGCACATCGCCTTCCCACCAGTCCAGATTCCGGCTGTGCTTTTCCAGCGTCACCGCGCCGACCACCCGGGCCGTCTGCTGCCGTCCGGGCTGGCTGGACAAAATCAGCTGCCCGTCTCCCCGCAGCCACGCTTCAACCGCCGGCACCTGGCTGGCCTGATGCACGGCAATGCTGACCGTCTGGATATAGCTCTGATAAATATCGTCGCCCTCCGTCACGGTCAGGTCGCCCGTCCGCCCCGGAATCGTCACGTGCTCAATCCGCTCTTCCGGCTTGATGATCTGCGGCGCGGCATTCAGGATCACACCCATTGCGTCGCTGCGCGTTCCGTTCCATTTAAACCAGTACCTCACGGCCATCTTCAGATACCTCCCAAAACCTCAAAAAGAGGGCCCCGGAAAATCCGGGACCCTTTTGTCATTAAGTCGTCTGCGGAGCGGGAACACCCAGTTTGGTGTTCAGCCATTCCTTCGCAGCCGCCGCGGTGGCGAAAACCTTGTGCTGCCGGAACCGGAGCTTGCCGCTGCCGTCCACGTCACAACCGGCTGCCCGGCCGTTCAGGGTCGGGGTCCGCCAGGTAATGCTGCCTTCCTTCGTGGCCGTTTCCTGGCTCTCTTCCTGGAACTTGATCTTCAGGATCCAGTAGGCCTCGAACTTCCGCACGCCGTTGTCCCGCATCACGCGGATGTAGCCGAAGCCACCGTACGGGGTGCTGCTGTCGTCTTCCCACTGGGCCTCATCGCTGGTCCCGACCACGGACTCGCCCAGCAGCGCCACGCGGTCCTCCATCGTCAGGCCCGTGCTCTCGAAGGAAACAGTCAGGCCGGTGATGCCGTTATCGTCGTCCACGATCCGGTCGTCACCGTACAGGGGATTGTTGTTGATCTCTTTGGTCACGTTCGCGCTGCGGGCTTCCTGCACCACGCGCCCCGTGCCGTAGGTCGGCAGGCTCCCGTCCACACAGGTGGCAATCGGGGACCAGACCGGGTACATCATTCCAACATTGGGGTTCGGCATTGTCTTATGCCCTCCTTACTTTAAAATCTCGCCGGTCAGCGTCTCGATCTCGTCGTTGATCGCCTGGCCTGCTTTGCTCTTAGACTGAGAAACAGCCTTCCGGATGAAAGGCTGCTTCTTCATGAAGGATGTGCCGGAGTTGATGCTGTTGGCGATCACGGCAACCGCTTTCCGTTTTCCGTTGATCATCACATACCCGCTCCGGCTGTAGCCGACGGAAGTATTCACTTCGTTGCCGGTTTTGTCGAATTTTGCAATTCCGGCAGCACCCGCCGCAACCAAAGCCTCTTTTTCTTCCGGGGATGGGTCGCGCTGCCAGCCTTTGGCGTAGCGAAAGCGCGATGTTTTAAGCCCTCGGGCTTGCCTGCTGATCTCGTCAGCCACTACTCCGGCACCCTTATAGAGTGCCCTCGCGGCGATGCCCGGCGCGGCCTCCGCGGCCTTGCTCAGCATCTCCGTGATTTCGTCCATCCCTTCCACCTTCAGCGTATACGGCATTTTTTCATCATCCTTCAGTCAGGCTGATATAAAAAATCCCCCGAAGGGGTCAGCCCTCAACCTGAAACGTCCATTCCCAGTGGAAAAGGCCCGTTTCATGCTCATACTGGTGACTGTTCAGGCTCCACGCACCGTCACAGTAGGTAGTCAGCGTCCCGCAGATCAGCGGCACCCATCCGGCCCCGTCCTTGCTCCGGCTATACAGGTCCACGCTTCCCTCCCAGGCAGTCGCGACCTTCACGTTGTCGCCGTGCAGGCTGTCCGCTTCAAACTCCAGGGCAATAATTCCCCAGCTGTCCGCGTCCGGCCGGCTGTTCCACGCGTTCTCCGCAACCGGCAGGGTGATCTGTGTCTTGCCCGCTTCCTGTGTCAGCGCCTTCATAGCTGTGACCATGGCCGTGTATTCCGCGCACATCTCAACCCACCTCCGCCGGCGTCACCTGCTGCGATTCCGCAGCGTTTCCGCTGTTCTGCTGCGTTCCCGCAGCGCTTCCGTCATCCGTTGCGCTGTTGCCTTTGTCGCGCCTTATCCTCAAGATGACGCCGTTCCAGTCCTTATACGGATCCGCATTCAGGACCGTCCAGCGCTCGCCCTTGTATTCCAGCGCCCTCTCGTCTTTGTAGTCCCGGTCGTAGGGGATCAGCAGCTTCGCCTCCGGGCTCAGCCCTTCGCCCATCGCCTCCGTGCGGTCAGCGTAGGTCATGCTGAGTTCCTGGCATTTCACCGTCCGGCGCGTGCTCACCGGATCCGTTCCGACCTCGTGGGCGTCCGGGGAGAAACCGATCAGCGTGCAGCTGGTCATCATCCTCATTCCGTGTCCGCCCCTTCCTCGTCTGCCGGCGTGTTGTAGCTGGAAGAGAGCCGCAGGCTGCCCTTCATGCTCTGGTACGCGCCCAGCAGCTGGTCATAGTTCGGCGGGTTTCCGATCCGCATATTTACCCAGGTCGCGATCGCGGTGATCACCAGCTCGTCCGTCACGGTGCTGTTGTCCGTGATCGTCCAGGTGCCGCCCTGGTCCTGCGTCCGGGTGATACTGATCACGCCGGGCAGGATGATCTCGCTTGTCCTGGTCAGATCCAGCGCCGCCGCTTTGATCTGGATGATAATTTCCTGATCGTAATCGTCTCCGCTGATCGGCAGCGTTGCTTTCACTTCCGCAAACATCGTTTTCCCTCCGTCAGTTCAGTGTTTTTCCTTCCAGTCCCTGGATCTCGCCGCGGATCCTCTTGCCGTCTTCCGGCCAGATGACCACCGCGCCGACATGGCCCACGCGGGCCGTCGGTTCGCACCAGATCTCATAGCCCAGGCCCGTCGCCCTTTTGCAAAAGCTCAGGTCCTCACTACAGTTTTTCATCGGCAGGAAACAGGTCCCGCCGTTGTTGTTCAGCACGTCCCCCAGGCACTGCACCGGCGTCAGCACGCACGCGAAACCGCACGCGGCGACCCGGAACGTGTCCTCCGGGATGTGGTCCTCATCAAAGCGATCCCACTGGGCGTCCGCCCGGCTGAAGATCGTCGGCAGATAGGGATTGTGGCGGGAAACAAAGCGCCCGCAGATGATCTGATCCGTTTTTCCGCTGATCGTCAGATCCTCCAGGATGTTGTCCTCGAAAACCATGTCATCGTCCAGCCACAGAACGTGGCTGAAGCCGTTACAGACGGCATGTTTTGCCAGGTTGTCCCTGGCCGTGTGAACCACTGTCCCGGAAATGATCTTCACCTCGAACCAAACTTTCTCACGGTTGAGCCGTGACATCAGCCGCAGAAGGCTCTGCACGAACTCCGCCCGCATCACGTCATAGCACGGAACCGCGATCAAAAGCTTCTTGATCATCCGCATCTCCTTTATTTCTTCGCCCTGGTTGTCCGTTTGGCGGCCGTTTTCTTCTCCGGCACCTCAATCTGCTCCCGGATCGGTGCCGGCTCCGCCAGTTTCATGTCGAACAAAAAATGAGCGCGGGCAGGGGAGACCTCGACGATCTCCCCTGCCTTGCCGTCAATTCTGTTCTGCCGAAGCAGTTTTACTCTCATCAGGTGGTCGCCGGATCGGCTTCCTTGATCAGCTTGACCAGGCGTCCGGGAGCGGTCACCTTGTGGCCGGCATAGATACGGCCGACCAGCTTGACCAGGTCTTTTTCAGCCAGGCTGTACGGATCCTGGATCAGCTTCATGCCTTCGCCCGCGGGGAAGTTGACCTGCTCAGCGGAGAGGTCACCCACGATGGCATAGACGCCGTTTTCACTCAGGCTGTCGATAGCGGTCAGGGCGCCGGTGGTGATCACGGGCAGGCCCTGGAAGGGATCCACCGCGAAGTTGCCCGCAGCGTAGGCTTCCACGAAGGCGACCTTGGTCAGCGGGTGCATCAGGATGCACAGGTTTCCGGCTTCGTCGGACAGGTTCGCCACAGCCTTCGCAATCGTGGTCAGGCCGGG